ATAGTCTTTATTTTTTAGTTCGGTATCAAAAAACGGAAAGGTTGTAGCGTCCCAACTTGATTTTACGTCTAATAAAATTTCGTTCGTGTTTACGTCTGGCGTTCCCGTAATCCATTCGTTTGTAAAATGGTCTTCGTTTTTGTAAATGAATCCTAAATCCAAAACATCGTTGCAAAGTGCAATTGAAAGTTCCTCGACTTCGTTGCCTTTGTCGGTGTAACGGCTTGAAAATTCTTTGCGTATGCCGTAAATTTCTTGAATTGCTAATTCTTGTAAATAAGTCTTAGTTGTTTGGCTTAATGTTTCCCCCTTTGTTTTGGGGTTTGTCATTATCTTACCTATTGCGGAGCTTCTTATTTTCATTGCGCGATCGTTTTAAGTTGTTCTGGTGTTAATTCGAAAGTCTTTGTAAGTTCGTCCATTGTGTAACCGCCTTCGCTTATTGCTTTTAATGCCTTTGATAGTCTTTTATCGTCAATAGAAACTTTTTTTACTTCGTTTTTTTGTTCGGTTTTAACTTGTTCCCCTCCCGCGTCCGTGTCTTTGTCGGTAACTAATCCTAAAGCGCTTGATAATGAGTACCTTCTCAAGTAGGTACAAGCACTCCCAAAAACTTGGAAATCATTCATTCCCTTTAATTGTACGTTTTGCGGTATTGCCGTTTTACTTTCGAGTGTTTCGCCGCTTTCAACGTGGAAAATAATTGTTATTAAGTCCGTTCCGTGAATCAATTGCGTAAACCCTAAGCCGTGCTTTTTTAGTAGTGGGTTAATTACTTCAAAGATTTTGGGTAAGTCCGCGTAGGTATAGCCGTAACCTTGCGTCGCTTTGTGAATCGTTGGAACTTCTTGTTGAAATTCCGCTAAACTTTTAAATAGATGTTTCATTGTTTTTTGTTTTAATTGGTTAGTAATTATTTTCAAATATAAACATTATATTTCAATACAACGTTATTTTTTTATTTTATTTTTATAAGTTTCGATTATTTCTTTTAATTCGTCCCTTGTGTATTTTCGTGTTTCGTGTGCTTTTCCTTGTAACTCAATTAAACGATCCGCTCCAATTCTTTGTTGAATTCCGATTTGATAGTTTAATAAATTTCCGTGTAAATGTTGGTTGCAGTAAACGCATTGAGCGTGTACGTTGTCTTCGTTAAATGTAACCGCTTTATGTCCGCCCGAACTAAAATAGTGTCCAGCGTCAAATTTTTGCCCTAATAAAGAACCGCAAGAAATACAACCTTTGTTGCGGTCTCGGTTTCTTATAAAGCTATTAAAATAAGTTTGCGCTAATTTTGTAAGTTCCTGAACGGTTTGTAATTTTTCCTTTATTTCGTGTTTTCGTGTTTTCCAATCTTTTAATTTTGTGGCTTCAATCCATACTTTTATACATTCGGATTCCAAACAATATTTTTGATTGAATTTTATTGGTTCAAAACCCGCCTTGCAATTTTTACATTTTTTCATTAAAATAGTTTTAGTTGTGCTTTGTGGTTTTCAATTCTTTGCATTGCCTTATAAAAATATTCTTTGTCAAGTTCGCAAGCGGTTAAATCAAATTTAAAATCGTGGCAAGCTATCGCAATTGAACCCGAACCCAAATGCGTATCCAAAATTTTGTCTCCTTCCTTTGCATACTTGTCAAGTAGCCATTTATATAGCTGTGGCGGTTTTTGTGTTGGATGAAATTTTTCATTTTTATTCAAATAAGCCGAATATCTAAATATTTTATTTGCACCACTAAATGAAGTCCAAGCATATTCGCAATCTGAAAAAGATAATCCATTTGGTATTTCTTTATCCCAAATAATAAATTTATTACATATACCCAAATTAAAATAATTACCACCCCAAATAATTTGATTTTTAGATACTCTAAATAATTCTTGAAAATAATCATCTTTAGGTATTTCATTATCCCAATTTTTTGCTTTCCATTTTCTATTTTTTGCTTTTGATGCTTTTGGTGTATTACCTATCCCCATATTCATATTAGCCAAATCAATCCCATAAGGAGGGTCAACAATTGCCAAGTCAAAATAATTGTCTGGGTAACGTGCCATTAATTCCATATTATCTTCGTTTGTTATTTTCATCTTAAAAATTATTAGATTCAATTTCGTTTTGTAATTGCTTATTCTCAAATTTTAAATCCAAGTTTAAACGCTCCAACCTATACGCACTTTGTGAAAATTCCCGTGCTTGTTTTTCAAGAATTAAAAAAGTTGTTAATACTTCGCTTATTTCGTTTTCAGTTTCTTGCATTGAATTTATTAAGTCGGTTCGGTGTTCGTTTTTTTCTTGTATTTCTTTTCTGCTAATTTCTAGCTTAAGTAAAGTTTTTCTTAAAATCGTTCTGGCTTTTAAAATTTGTATTTCCATTTTTTCGTTTTTTTATTGGTTTTTATTATTAGTAATTTCGTCCCAAATATCAAGTTTTTTTTGTTGCTTAAAAATTGGCGTTTGTTTTGGTCTTAACTTTTGTAACGGGTCTATTGATTCAACCGTAAACCCTAATCCATAATTATAATTGCATAAAACGGGAACATCCAGCGCCGTATGTTTTCCGCCCGTGTCGGTATCTTTTATTTTTTCAACTCCAACCATTGTAAAAAATTTCATTGTTTCGTGTTTTATAAGTCGATGAATAACAAACATATCGTCACAACGATTAAGGAACGCCTTACCGCCCTCGATATGGTCTTTTAACGGTGGTTTAAGATGTCCTTTCCAATGGTGTTGTTCTGGGTATAAATTCCCGTTTCGTCCGCTTTCGCTTGTTGGGTGCGTATTAATAAAAATTGTTTTTCCCGTTTCATTTACAAATTGCCGTGCCATATTTAAAAACTTGTAATTGCCCTCGTAGTTCATTTCGCGATCAAGTCCCGTAAAGGGGTCAATTAAACAAGCGTCCGCGTCTGAAGCTCTAAAAATTTCTAATAATTCAGTTGGTTTGTAAAGTTTAGAATTATCTATAAAAGTAAATGATTGTTCTAAATAAGTTGAATAGTTTCTTATTTCGGATTCCGTTAATTCTTTAAACGATCTTCCTGCGTACATTTGCACCAAGTCCCGTAAAATTTGCCCGTGTTGGTTTTCCCCGCTCCAGATAATAAACTTTAAATTGTTGGTTAAACTCAAAGTTAAAAAGTACCAATTAATCCAATAAGACTTACCTACGTTGTCGTGTCCTAAAATTATATTTAATTGCTTAGGCTTGAATCTTAAATATTCGTCTAACGGACAATTAATTTTTAAACCTTGTTTTATTTTTCCGTTTTTATAGTCCAATAAATAGTTGATTCCAGAACCGCTTTTAATTAACATTTTTTCCTTTTTTTAGTGCTTCGGTTTTTGCGATTGAAGCCATTACATTTTTGTAAAGTCGGTCGTCGCTTGTTTCAATAACGGGTTTTTGTGCGTCCCGCTTCAACCAATTATTTGCGGTCAAATATAAACTTTTATAATTAGTATTTTTATTAAAGTTTTCTATACTATCGAGTACATCGTCTATTTGTTGTTTAGAATATTCAATACTTAATTTATTAAAGTCTTCGGTGCTTAAACTTAAATGGGCAAATGCCCTATATATATATATATCTTTTTCATTATCATTTACATTATCATTTACATTATCATTTACATTAGCTTCGGTTTTGCTTATTTTTTGCTTCGGTTTTGCTTCGGTTTTGCTTTCAATTTGCTTTTGTTTTGGTTTAATTCCGTTAAGAAATTTTTTGTAATTTGCTTCCAGCTGGGGAACAATTAAAGTAAAAATTGTTTTACTTATTCCTTTTAACTCAACCCGTTTTCCATTTAACCCTAATTCGTAAACTGCGTTCCAAACTTCCGCTTGGTTTTCTTTTGGCAATTCTTTTATTGCTTCAAAAAAACTCCTGTAAATAATCATTGAATCCCTTTCCATTTTGTTAATTTTTTAGTAAAAAAAAACCCCTGCTTAATCCATTGCGTCTAACTTCAACTTCATAAACAAGGGTAATAATTCCTTTTGTACTTATAATGTTAGACGAGTACATTTGCAAATATAACTATTATATTAACACGAAATACATTTTAGTAATTTTTATATTGGTTATTTTTTAACCTGCATTGAACCAAAGATAAATCCCCCATTGAATCGCATTTTAAAATATCTTCTTTTAAATCCCTTTGAATAAATATTATTTCTTTACCAGCGAATTCCTTTTGTAGCTCCATCGTATCGAGTAAAAAAAGTTCGTCTTGCTGCTTTTCAAAAAACTCCGCCATTGATATTCCGTAAATTATTGTTGAGTGGTTTAAATCAAACATTTCGGCTATTCGTTGAAATTTTATTCCGTGCTTCCGCAGGATTCCAAACAAAAACCACCTTCGATGGACTAAGTAACGATACCTTGATTTTTCCCTTAAATTTTGTTCTTCGATTATTTCTTCTATTCTTTTTATCATAATGTTTCAACTTTTAGTATTAGTGGTCTATATAAATCCATTTTTAAAATAGCGTGGTCGCGGTCGTACGCTTCCAGAATTCTTATTCCTATTCGCTTTTTTCCGTTCTCGAAATAGTTAAAAGTTACTTTAAATCTTTTCATCGTTAAAAGTTTTATTTTGGTTAAAATCTTGTTCGTTTAAATAGTCAAGGTAAAGCGAAATATTGAAGCTCCCGCCCTTGTCTTCTTGTATTGATTGATTACGCCACCAACGAACGCACGCCATAACGTTTGGTCTTATTGGTGTGAATTCGTTTTCTTGTATCTTTTGTGTTTTCATTTTTAAGTTTTTAGTATTCATTATAATAGTCGCGATCTGGTCTTTGTCCTTCAATCCATTCCGATAACCCGTAGGAAAAATAATCTTCGGAAATTACATCTTCAATCTTTGCTTTTATTTCGCGCATTTCTTCAGCGTTTGGGAAATACGGGTGCGGAACTCCGTTTATATATTGTACGCCGTCTTCGCAGTAAACATCTATTTTCGTGTCGCCTTCTTCTACGTGGCTAATAAAGTTCCAACCGAAATTTAATATAAATTCTACGCCGTCTATTTCTTCGTGTAATAACGCCGTTCCCGTTTCAACTTCTAAATCTTCTATTTTCATTTGTTTGGTTTTAAAGGTTAGTAATATAAGAAAGTGTATAAACACCCGCCCAAAATAAAACGAACGCAATAGCGGTGCTTAAAATGTCCCTATGCTCGTTTGTAAGGGGTGTGAAATAATAAATTAAGTCTTTTAGTTTAGTTTTCATTTTGTTAAGTTTAATCGGGTTAATAAATCTTCAATAACAATCCATTTCGCAACTGCGCGCTGGGTATCTTCGTCGCCGTGTCCGAATGCGTCGCGGTTTTCATCGTAGTTTTGTTTTAACTCGTTTGCGTAAGCTAAAATAATTGTAATCATTTCTTCTTTGTTCACTGGTTAGTTTTTAAGCGTTAATAAATTCTTTTGCCTCATCAATTAATTCTAAATAGTCGTGATCTTCGTACTTGCTAGCGATCTCCTTGCATAGCTCAACTAATTCCGCAAAAGCTCGTGCTTCTGCGTTGGATAAATCTCCTTGCGGTAAATTATTGTCGCAATCAATTAAATCAATTAAAGTGTTTTGAAATCTACAATAGGTCATGTTCATAATTTTTAGTTTTAATTGGTTAGTAATTATCGGTAAATATAAAGCGCATTATTTTAACCACCTAATTTTTATCAACATTTTTTTTAAATAATGCACTATCAATAATCATTCTAAATAAGGAAATGGACATATTTTGTCCTCGTGTATAGATAATTCAATAATTTGAACGTGAGAAAATAAGGTTATTGCCTTAAAAATGCGGGGAAAAATAAGGGTATTGCCTTAAAATATATGCGTTAATCTGGCAATTTGCCCGTGTTCTTTGTGGTGTATGTAACCCTCAACAGCTTTGGGAACGCCCGTATATCCTTTTTTATAGTGCCAACTATCAGTTCCTGAAGGACTGCGTAACGTTTCAAACGTGCAACCTATAAAATCTTTGCTTGTTTTGTGGTGTACGTGGTGGCTATATATGTAACGGTGTTTTGTTTCGCTCCAAAGAATTGGAAATTCCGTAGCTAATAACAAAGGTAAGTTTTCGGTTTTCGCTCCGTCCCCGTGCGTTGTTCCAATTAAGTTTTTTCCATAAACAAAAGCCTTGCGATGTTTTAAGTCTACGTTAAAACGAATGCTTGAGTTATGAAAATGCGCTTCTATTAACTGCAAAAGAAAAAACCCGTGCGTTAAATCGTGATTGCTGGGATTGTAAACAACTTCAACTTCCGCGATTGTTTGTAATTGCTCCAATAGTTCAATATAAAGGTTTTTAGCCATTATAAAATTCTCAAACCAACTTTTATCGGTATCTTGTGGCGTTCCATTAGTCGTTGTTCGTTTCGTGTTGTCGGTGTGTAAAATATCGTTCCCTGCAACGAATAGAATTTTATCAATCTTAAACCCTTGAGCTTTATTTAATATTCCTTGCATTCCGTCCTTAGCGCGTTTAACGGCTATCTGGGAATTGTAATCTTCGCCAACCTCAAAAACGGAACTTAATTTACCAATATGTAAGTCCGCAATATCAATAACTAATAAGTGAGAATCGTTCGTTTTTTCAAACTTTGGTTTATCGTATTTCGGCGCGTGGTTTTTTACTGCTTCAATACATTCTTGTTTAATTATATTTAACCCTTGTTCGTCTTCGCTTTTAAAGTTTGGGTTTTTAAAGAATAAACTCGCCTTGTCGTTTTTTAGCCATCCGTGTTTTACGTCTTGATCGTTAATACCAATTTCATCGGACGCTTTTTTAATTGCGCGGTATTTTTGTAAAACTTCGGCTTCGTCTTCCGTAAGTCTTGGTCTATATGTATTTATCAAATGATTCGTCTTAAATTATCAAGCAATCGTAAAAGGAAAAACAACCCCATTCCAGAAAGGAATCCCCAAAGAAATAAATTCCAATTGCTTTTTGACTTTTTTTGTTTGCTATCCTTATAAATGTACTTATACTTAAGCACGTCTTGTTTTACTAATTGCGTCTTGTATCTATATTCAATCCTTGTTTGCCATTTCGTTTTAGGAACGTAAATATTTTTAAAATAAATGATAGTATCTTTTGACGTTATTACTTTTTCGTATCGAATCGTATCATTTAAATAGTAAGCAACCGAATCAATACTCACAACCCGTATCGTGTCGCTATCCGTAATCAATTTTAAGCCGTGTTTAAGCGCCTTTTGGTAGTGGTATTGTACCAAGCGTTCACTTGAGCAACTAAACAACGTTAGAACGCTTAAAAATGCAAGTAGTTTTATCATAAGTTTTTTAACATTTCAATCATTCGAGGACACGGGTAAATATCGCTTTTATCGTGCCTTACTGAATTGTGCGTAAAAATTCCGTTTTCGCCTTTTAGCGCGCGTTTGTCTATTCCAAAAATTGAATCAAAATACTCCTTGCTTATTCCGTAAGTATCGCAAAGGTAAACCAACAATTGACGGGTGCTTTCTATTTGTGCGTCCGTGTATTTTTGCCACCAAATATGCCCTTTATATTTTCCGTTTAGTTCGGTAACTTGTGAGCGGTCAACTCGTCCGCCTACGTAATTAACGAAATATCCGTTTTGCTTTTTTAACGGACCGTAATTGCATATTTCTATACCTATTGAAATCTTATCAAGACTTCTATACGTTACGCCCATTTCCGCGAATACTTCTGGCTTCAATCCTAAATGGTACGCCCAGTGCTTCGAACTGAATAATTGTACAATTGTACCTTTTTCTCCAATTACAAAAGCCGTTGCAACCTTACCTTCTTTTTGTTGAAAATATTTAGCAACTGCGATTGGGTTTCCCCCGCCTGCGGTATGGTGCAAATAAATTTGTTTTTTTGGGTGTTCTTCTTGTAAAAATTGGTCGTTAGATAGGCGTTGTTGTACTATCTTGGTTATGTCTAATTCCATTTAAATCGGTTTTAATTTCTTTAGCACGTGCGAATAAATTTTTCATTGAATCCCAGATTGAAATTCCACGAATGGCAATATAATTTTCATTGATTGAAATACACTCGATACTTACCAAAATCAACGATAGTATTTTTGTCAACATCAAAGGAACGGAAAAGAATTTTAAAATAATGTCGTTTAAAATAAAATAGTCTATTAAGTAAAAACCAATAACGGCAATTTCGTAAAGAAATAATTTAGAAATAACCGCCGAAAGTTTGCGCGATGTAATCGGAGTTTTTAGTTTTTTAGCTTTCCAAAGTCCCGTTAAAGTATCAAGCAAAATAGCAAAACCAATTAAAAAAAGTATTCCCGAAATAGGCAAAAAGAACGCTCCAACGACTGCGAGTAATTTCATAAACGACAAGCGTATATTTGTAAGTAAAATAAATAATTGTAATTTCATTTTTTTATATGGTATTGGTCTATTAATTGGTGCGTCAAAAAAGCGAATAAAGCAACTGAACCAAACTTTAAAAACAACGCGTCTGCAAAAAACATCGCAAGCGCGGTTAAATAAGCAAAGGCGAAAAACAATAAAGACAAAGCGCGTAAGTGTTCCATAATTATTTTTTTTGTTCGTTTAGTTTCGTTAAGTAAACAAGTAACTTTTTAATGTTTGTTTCTTTTGGTTTGTGTTTCTTTTTCATATATACCAACCTGTAAAATTGTTTTGAGTGCTTGGAAATACATCCGCGTTTGAATTCGTACTATATTCTGGGAACAAAGAATTATTAAAATTTATATAAGTAATAAAACGCTCCGTGTAATTCTGCGCTATCATTCGTTCTTTTTCAACTAAAAAATCTACTTCGTTTTTTTCTACGCTTGTGGCGTTTTCGCTTGTATGTTTAAATACTCCTTTGTTCGCGATTGTGTAAGCCGAAAACGGCAAGTATTCAACCATTGCCCAATGAATCAACATCGGTTTAACGTAGGTAGTAAGTAGCGACAAATAAGGGTTCGCAAGGGTGTTGTTTATTATATCCGCTTTTATCTTGTTTAGTAAGTCCGTACCCAAATAGTTTTGAATGTGTATATCTTGAGCAATAGAAATAAATTGAATAAATTTATCCGTATCTATGTTTCCGTTTAGTGCGGTAAATTTGACGATGTCGTTTCGTGAAATTAGTAATGCTTCTGCCATTATTTTCTTTTATTTGTTGGTAAAAAACCGCGTGTTGGTGTGTCAAATGGTCGCGTAGAAACTAAAGCGGGGTTCTTAATTACATAACCAAACTTTTCGGCTTTCGCCCCTGCTATCCTTTTTGCTTTTGGCGAGTTGACATCTATTCCAGAACCCGAAAAATTAACGTAAACTTGTTTGTTCCATCTATGATGGCAATTAGCTCCGCCTTTGTGTAACCATATTGAATAAGTGTTTGTTCCTCGCGGTCCAAAACCCTCGTTTACAACTTTCGATTCCATTTTAATAATGTCTTCTTTTCGGTAAAGTTTATCTGCGCTTTTCATTGCTTTACAAAACGAACGCATTTTACCGCTTTTACCTCCGTCTTCTCCCGCGTAAACATAACGAGTAATAAATTGAAATCCATCTATATTTTCGTCTTGTGAACTTTTACTATTTGGGAATGCCGAACCCGTAGAAACTAAATTAACAACTTTGTTTAAAAAACTTTGTTTAGGTTCTTTGCTTAAAAATTGGTTTTCGTTTTCGTCGTTGTCGTAATCAACTTCGAATTCATCTATTAACAACCATTCTTTACCTACGTCTTCGCCTAAATCAATTAACGCTTGCGCAAGTGCTTCGTTCTTTGGGTCGGCGCTTAATTCAGTTCCTGTTTCTTCGGCTATTTGTTCTTCGGTTTGTGCGTTTTCTAAATCGGTGAATTCTAAAGGTTGCAACGTCTTAAAGAATAGTTTTAAACTTATTCCGTTGTAATGTAAAATCGTGTCGAACGCGTCTAATAATTCTTCTTGGAATGGTCTTATAACCATATTGTCAAATAGAACCGCACTATTTTTTAACTCGTCTGCATTACTTGAGAATCCATTTGTTGAAGCAACCCCGAATAATAACGGACTTGTTACGTTGTGTCCCAACATTATTTTTCTTAAACATTCTTCGCTTAAATAAGTGTAATGTTCGGGAGCGTCGTTTAATGGAATGTCTTCTACGGTTGTTTTTGATTCCGCATTGTCGTTAAAAGCAACAATTACTTTTTGTCCGCGCGATCCCGTTAATTTATTTAAAACCTTTTGGCTAATAATAGATTGTTGTTCTTCGCTTGGAACGCCGTTATTAAAGTTTACAACCTTAGTCCCGCTAAATCCGTTTTGAACTTCGTTAATTAAATAATCTCCTATTTCTTGCTCCAATAGTGCATATGGAACTGCGCCTTGATAGTCTGGATAGGAATAATATTTCATTCCAACTGAATAAGGCTTTGAATAAAGTATTTCTACATTATCATTTGAAAAACCAAACGCCGAAAATCGCATTGGTGGGTAAGTTCTTAAATCGTTCCAATTATCGCTATAAAAATAACCAGCAACTTCGCCTTCTTTATTGCACTTTTCAGCACGTAATAAATTAACGGGTATATGATAAGCCTTTAATATTCTTTTTCTATCTTTTGAATAATGTATTTGAATAGCAAATTGCCCTAACATTTTTCTATCAATAATCATTTTACGCACGTCGTCGCGTGAAAACAAAGTCATCATTTGAGCGTACTCGTTTACCTTTTTAGAAGCGTCTAAAGCACCCAAACCACGCCCGTAAACTAATCTACAAATATTGTTTATTATCGCGTTGTTAGTCGTTGAATTCGTGTATCGGTTAATTAAGAAATCAAAGTATTGTTCGCCATTTTCTGTTAAGAAATCAACCCAATTTTCTCGGTTCGATTCTTCAACTATTGGCGTTGTATAACTCGATAAATTTAAGACGTGGTAATTATTCATAAATTATAAATTCGTTGTTTGTAGTGTGCGAAACATATTGTCCGTTGTTTACTGAAAATGTCGCTAATAATTGGTCGGTACAAAATGCTTTTTCTAGTAATAATCTATTTCCAGAAACATCTTTTAGTTCAATCATATAAAAACGATTTTCAGTAAGATTAAATATTGCTTCTATTTGATAAAAGTAACTTGACGCGCCTTGTGAAATAATTGGAACGTTAATAGTTAAGTTTTCGGATTCGTCCGTAATAAACAAGTCCGTAATTACGCCCGTTCGTGGTGTGCAATTAAAGGTTTGGCTTAATACGTTTTGTGTCGTTAAAACTATCATATTAATATAATTAGATTTTCGTGTTTTTGTTTCATAAAAAAAGGGTTACACTAATGCAACCCCCTTTTAGTTCTAACCAATAAAACTTCTTTTTATATCGTAATAACCGCTCCGTTTAATAGAGTTGACAAAGTAGCTTCGTCAATACAATCAAGGAAATTTGCGGGTACTGCTTCTTGACCCGTAAAAGTCAAGGAGTAACCATTCATATCCCCAAGCGCAGTTCCGTTTCCGATAGTTCCCGCCGTTACGTCCATTCCTCGCGCTAAACCAGCCATAAAGAATTGGTTTGCGTTTGTGCGTACAATAATGTTAGGTCTTCCGTAAGTAAGCAACTTAACTTGCTTGTGCGTAGCAACGTCTTGTTTCTTTAGCATAATAGCTAAAACTTGCTCAAAGAAAGTTGTTCCGTTTTCTCTTGAACTCGTTATTGTTGTTTCAAAAGAATTTGTTCCTTTTAATTCGAATTTATAAATCGGGGTTAATGCGGGTAAAGCAATCGCATCAATTTCGTCCGTTCCTATAGTATAGGAAACGTCTTGAACTGCGTCGTAAAGTCCGTAGTTTAATATGTAGATTGATTGAAGACCGCCTACTATATCCTTGCATTGTTCAAGGCGTCCAAGTGTAATATCACAAGCCATTTTTTTTTATTTAGTATTGTTTATAATAAGGGGCGGTTTCCCGCCCCGTTAAATGTTTATCCGTAAACTACGATGTCCTCGATAACTCCGTAAGTTGCCCCCGCAGCCATTCGCATAATTACACGAACGTTTTGGCTTCCGTCGATATCCGACATATCAATAACACGTACTTCTTGAGTGTCGCTTAAAAGTGAACAACCAAAATAAAGATTAGATGTTGTTGTTGCTAACATTGAATCATCTGGCAATCCGTTTGCCATAAATATTGGCGTTCCGTTAAACGATAACGCTCCGTTAGTGTACCAAGTTGTACCCAAAGAACCAATACCCGCATTTGATTGAGAATTTACGCCCAATGCGCCGTAACCACCTAAAGCGGCAACGTATGCTTTTGCTACGTTTTGAGAAACATAAATTTTTAAATCTTCTTTTCCGTAAAGTGTTGCTGGAATCGCATCGTCAACTAATTGCATTTGAGCAAGAACGTTAGCGGGTGTAATT